GCACGAAATAATTCGGATAAGTGTTCGGTTACAACAAAACTCACTACTTCAAATTGGGTTGAGCCATTTACGGTTAAGCTATAACGATAATCGGATTGAACTGTCATAACGGGTTCCTATAAAGACGCTTATTTATTCATTTATGGTTTACATCTCATAAATCCCTGGTTTTTTGTAGGCTTATTAAAAATATACCAGTTCCGCTTCATTTTCAACTTATGTAAATTTTTTCTTTTTTGTAACATTGAAGTAAAAGTGCGGTTGGTTTAAAAAGTATTTTAACTCATTGCTTGCCTGTCTTTACTAACGCGTGCCTCCTCTTGCTTTCGATGTTATACGCTGTAAAAAAGCAAGAACTCTCTAAAACCAAACAAATCCTTGATCCCGCTCACAATTTAATAAAAAGACACTTTCTTTATTGCTACCGCCTTCCTACAATGATTCTGTTTTTAATTTATTAAGAACACACAATTCAATTTCACTTCAGATATCACAAGGGTCTCATTATGAAAATTTTCACATGGCCTGTGGTTGCAGGTGCTGCACTTGGTATCGTTGCTCCACTTCTAACCTACAATGGCAATCCCGGCAATATGGGTTTCTGTGCGGCGTGTTTCTTACGAGATACTGCCGGTGCATTAGGGCTACATCGCGCCGCTCCGTTACAATATATTCGCCCCGAACTTATCGGCTTAGTCTTAGGGGCACTTGCCAGTGCCTATTTTTCTAAGGAATTCCGACCGCGTGGCGGCTCCGCACCGTTGGCTCGTATTATGCTTGGGGCCTTTGCCATGATTGGGGCGCTGATTTTCTTAGGCTGTCCGTGGCGTGCCTATTTACGTTTAGGCGGCGGTGACCTCACTGCCATTGCGGGAATCATCGGTTTGTGCGTCGGCATATTGGGCGGTATTTTCTTTGCTAATCGCGGATTTTCCTTAGGCAAATCAAGTGAACAAAGTAAATCCTCAGGATTCATTGGCGTGTTGTTCACCTTGGTACTGTTAGTGTTGCTTCTCGCCCAATTTAAATTTGGCGAAAATCTTGCAGTTTATTTTTCCGAAAAAGGTCCCGGAGCACAACACTCAGCCATTTGGATGTCCCTTGCCGGCGGCGCGTTACTTGGTGTGCTAATGCAAAAATCCCGCTTCTGCACTATCGGCGCGTTTCGTAATTTTGTGTTGTTCCGTGACACTCAGCTTTTGAATGGAGTGATTGCTATTGTTGTATTCGCCGCGATCACCAATAGCCTGCTTGGACAATTCCATGTGGGATTTGAACAGCAACCTATCGCACATAACCAATACATCTGGAACTTCTTTGCCATGGCGTTATGTGGATTGTGTTTTTCCCTTGGCGGTGGTTGTCCGGGTAAACAATTAGTGAATATTGGGGAAGGAAACAATGACGCGGCATTGTTTGTGTTAGGTATGTTATTGGGGGCGGCAATTGCCCATAACTTTGTGATCCACAATGATATAAATAATATAGCCTAAGCGACATAAATGGGACTTATGGGGATAATCCTTGAAGAAGTGGGATAAAGAAATGAAAAGCCATTACAGTATGTGAAAAAGAATAATCATAAAAATAAACAATAAAAAGGCTCTACAAAATTAGATCAGTAGAGCCGTTATTTTATATGAACATGTCAGGTTGTTTCTCTTTAATTATCCTATCCTGCACACGCTTAACAATCTTCCTCAAAGCATTCTCAGTCAGATTATAACGACGCCCAAGTTCGCCCCAATTTCGACCGTTAAAACTGTTATAAATATCCAAGTCGCGCTGGGCAATCTTATATCTGTAATCTTTTGGGAAACAGATAACTTGCCCGGCATATTCTTCGGATAAACAGTTGGCAACGCTGACGCCAATCTGCTCACAAATGTCCTGCCCTAAGTTGTAATTTTTACATAGCGCAATCACCAACAATTCGATTTCTTCCAGCAATTCGTGCCGGCGGATTTGCATTAGCGACTCTTTCATAAATTACCCCTTAATCATTCGTTTTTGCCATTGTTTAAGGCGTTCCAAGACTATAGACGCCTGTTCATTGTTGAGCCAGTTCACAAACGGAATCGGCTCACCTTGTGCATTTTTAGCGATATTTTTAACGAATGCATTCAAGCCGTCTTCGCTACGGTCACGGATAATACCCGCGTCTGCCATCTCAATCCATTTCGCACGGATCTTTTTAACGATATTGCTACTCACCGGGGCATAACTTGGCGGAGATTTACGTCTGCCGTCTTTAAAACGCCCTGCAACGACCTGAAAACCGCGTTTTTTCATGGCATCCACGACCTTGTTTAACTCAATCAAATTCATCTGCGTGCAGCTATCTTTGCCCACTGTATTAACAAGAAAAAGGCGATACACCTCTTTATCCATCTGTAACTTACTTTTCCCGATATGAATAAGTTGAATTAACTGCTTTCTTCTTGCTTCTTTTTGTTCCATTTTTTGTCCTCTCCGTCATATGACTAAGCCTTCTCTCGCGAGAAGGCTGAATGATATGTTAGATTATTAAGAATAAATGCTATTCTGATGGTCGTTTTGGTAGTGGTTGCCAATAGATAACTTCGACTTCCTCTCCTATATTTTCGACTGATTCCCAATAAGGGATTAAATTTCCTTGGCAATCCTCTTTTTGGTCGTATAAATACCATCCAAAGCCAATAAACCAATAGTCACCATCTTCCGTGTAGTAAATTATGTGTTTATTTTCTTCGCTACGATGCTCATAATCGGTTTTTAACGGCTCAGGCAATCTATCCGAACACTTAATCCATCCATTGTTTTCACTCATTTTCACCCTCCAAAATTGCTTTGCGTTTTGCTTTAATAATCGGCGTAATAACTCGCTTAATCGCCAGTTGCAATTCGCCTATAAAGGACTCATCCTCCATATTGTCAAATGCAATACCCATCAGATTCGAATCAACTGCGTGAAATAATTTGCGATGGCCATCGACCTCATCAAACAGCCCTCCTTCCCAATCTAGCCGCACAATATTGCCACCTAAAACTTGTGTGCTTTTTGATATTTCGAGTTGGTCGCGTTGGTAGTCATCCATTTCAACTTCGATTGTCATGCGGACTTTTGAGGTTAATTCGTTGCTCATTTTCTATTTCCCCTGTAATGCTAAAAATTCACTCTGTTTGATTTCCGTCAAACACTCCGGGATTGCCGGGAAGTCATCCCCACCAAAGCCTTCTGATTTAACTGGTATCTCCGCGATAAAGTGATCGCTTGCCACACCACACACTGCGATATATGCCATTGTGCTTGCAAGCACCCAACAATTAAGCGCTAACTCGCGTATCATAAAATCATTAAAACTTGGGTATTTCATGAGTATTTGTCTAATGGCTTGGATTTTGGCGTTAAACGCCTTGCCGGCTTTGGTGCGATTGTTGCCGGTAATATTCACTTTCTCACCGGCAAGCATTTCAAATTTATAGGTTTTATCCTCTTTAATTTTTTCAAATTCGGGATTGTTTGCATGACACACAATGCCGAAGATGCTATTTTCACTGCCGCGCCAAAACTCATAAAACGGGATAGTGTCAAAAATGACGTCTAATTCTTTGTTTCGTTGTTCGTGGTCGATATGCCATTGTTGATAAAGTGATTTAACCGGCTCAACATTTAATGCACATTTAAAATATCTAAATTCAGGTTTCATATTTGCTCCTTTAATAAGTGGGATATTGGCTTCTTAAAATTCGATAACAATTGGTTTTTAACTCAAAAATGCTTCCCGGCAGAGCGTTAATAGGTAAGGTTTTGCAGGCTTTACCGGTGTCGTCCATACCATACGGTACCCCGATTGCACGCCAACATCGTGCGGCGTGTACTGCTGCGTCTTTTATCACCTCTGAGTTAATCGCAAAGCTGTTTGGCCCAATGCGTTGTAACAAAATACCTTGTGCCATAAGCTTTTTAATCCGTCGTCTAAATTGACTTCCGCTTAATCCGGAGCCTGCAATCAGTTGGCTTACGTGCAATATTACAAAGCTTTCCGCATATTTCGCCGCATGCTCGTCGCTATACGTGCCAACACTGCCGCCGATATAAGTATCTAAGGTTCTTTGCGCAATACGGTCTAATGTTTCGTCCCAGATATATTCCAGGATGTGTTCATCTAGCACTTTCATATTTACGCCTCAACCAATTCAACATCTTCAAATTTCACAACATACCCGCCTTGTCGCTCTGTTTTACCTTGTTGTTCCATTTGCTTGTTGTATTCTTCTTGTTTAGCCGTTAATACACAGTATCTAGCAGGTTCATATTCGTAGATTTGGTTAATGATTCCCATAGTTTTGCTGTAGGGGTGTGATAGGAGACGGACTTTTGCACCAACCGGGAAAGGCGGTTCAATATTGTTATCTTTCACCCATTGCTGTTCTTTTTCTTTGAGTTTTTGGCGAACAAACGAACCAAAATGTTGGATATTGTCCCAAAGCTCCTGAGTAAAATCCCACTCATAACCTCTAATGAGTGTGTTAATCATGTCTTCAGGGTCATCATATAAGTAAAACTCATCAATCAACGCTTGATAAACGCTATCGCGGAATTTTCCCTCCCACACAGCGTCTTCGTGGTAAGAGTCCGGATAATATTTTTGGATAAATTGATGCACGGTCTGTACATTAAATCCGTGGTCGAAATAAGTCGGTCTTGGTACCGGCGGAGTATATCTTTTCATGTTGTTTTTCCTTATTGCTCAAGTATCGGCGTAATTTCCCAAGCTACATGTTTCATTTCTTTGCTTGCCGTCTGTAATAGCTTCAAGCATGCCACTTCGTCATCTTCAAGCCACATATCTTTCGCCATTTCCACCTGTTCGAGGATGTGCGCCAGTTGTTCGGTGACTTTGATTTTTTGTTCGCTCATTTTCAAAGCTCCGCAAGTTGCCCTTTGTATTTTTCCTCAAGCGCCATCAATGTTGCTCTGTCTAACCAATCTAAACAGCCATTAATTTGATGAGCGTTGACAATGGCGTTCATTATGTGGCGCTCATATTTAGTTAATTGACGAACTTGAAGAACCTTTTTAGCACGTTTGGCCTCATATTTATCAGGTGTCCACATGTCAAACCTCCTCCGTTTCAATCACGTCATCAATCTCGGTAATCGTGTGCGGCATGGCGTTAACATCAATCTCATTTAAATCAAGTTTATTTAACGCTTCGCTTATAGATTCCGCCTCCACGGTGACTTCAACCATGCAATAAAGGCGTGCTACATATTTCGGCATGTTGTCCTCCTAGTGTTGGGTTTTTGCCATTTTGTTGCAGTGTTCTGCGCGTGCGCAGCACCAGTTGTGTTCGTCTGAATTTTCAGTGGCAAGGCAGGCTTTTAACCAACCGCTGTAAGCGCGGGCATATTCGCCTGCCCGTTCCAAATGGGCGGCATCGTTGCTTAACTTGCGATACATTTCTCGTCTTTCGTTGCTCATGTTTCCTCTCGGTTTGTATTGTTAAATTTATTTCTCAGCCCACTCCTTGAATGGGCTCTAAATCGGTTTACCAAAATTTGCTAATTATCACGATTAAAATCACGGAAAAGCAGAGGTAAAAGAAAAGCAGTGTTTGCAACATTTCATTCATGTTAATACCCGGCGTCGTCCAACAACCCTACAATCACCGTCAGCACGGCGCCGATGATAAGGTAGGTCAACGGGTTGGTGAGCATTACGCCGCCTCCTGTTCAAACGGGGTGATCACAAAGTCTTCTACGCCGCTAATCACTTTAATACCCGCAATGCCGGCGACCGCGCTTTTCTCGTTGAGAATGGCTTCCTTGTTGATTTCCTCTTTCACCCGGATAAAGCGTTCAAGCCCGTGAATACGTAAGTTTTGCAATACAGACTCCACTCCGGTGACTTTCACGCTCGGGTTACGCACCCGCCAGGACACTTCGCCCGTCACCAAATTGGCGGTTTTGGTTTTCCCGCCGTTGGTGATTTGGTCACGATTTGCTTCGCTCCAATATTGCACCCCGTTAGAAAGGGTTTTAATGCGTTCTTGTAGCGGGGCAAATTTATCCTTGTAGCTTTCGGTGATTTCGGCGATCTTGTCGTTCATTTCCGCTTCCAGACGCGCCACTTCGCGGTTTAAGTCACCGATGGTTTTAATATCACCGGCAGCATCTTCGCGGGTTTGCGGTACATAAATTTGTGCAGTTGCTTTAACTCGGGTAGCTGATTTAGCCATATAAAAACTCCTTAATGAATAGTGATGTTGATGTCGTGTTTTAGAAACGAAAACATAATTCTGCATCCCGCAATCATGCATTCGGCCGTGCAGACAATGCTGTCGTCTCCTTCGTGGGTTTGCATTACCACCTCTGCCTTGCCTCGGGCAATCCAGCGTCGGGTTAATGCGTTGTGTCGTACGGTAATAATCGGCACGGTGGCCAAAAATACATGGCGTACGACTAAGCCGATTCGGTTGCACTCCATTACGGCTTTTTCGGCTAAATTAAGCTGGCTTAAAGCGTGCATCGTGGCCAAACTTAACGGCTTTTGCACCTTGGCTTTCGTTTTAGGTGCTTTGTTCGGTTTTGCGGTCATCTCAAACCCCTTTGATGACATCGGCGCTGACTAACGGCGCACCCAGTTCGGCGGCAAGATTCATTGCGCCGGTGATAAGGTTGCCCACCGCGAGTGGATATAACAGGCTGTGTTGGGTTTTTGCCCGGCTATTAGTCATCACTAAGCGGTTGCGTAATGCGTCCAACGCGTCACGGTCAAAAATGTCGGCAGTTTTGCGACCCACCGCTTTCAACCGCCACGCCACGTATTCCTCAAGGCAGTTATCCAACGGCGCCAGCTCGACAATTTCGCACCGTTGCACCACTTCGCGCACCTCAAAGTTGCGTTCGGAGAGTTTTTGTTTAAGTTCCGGTTGGCCGATTAACACGATAGAAAGCAGTTTTTTAAACCCGTCTTCCAGCTCAAAAAAGCGTTTCAGGTGTTTTAATGTCGGCACCGGCAGGCTGTGGGCTTCTTCGATGATTAAAATGTGCTGATTGCCCGCGCGCGCACTGTCTTTTAATACGCGGTGTAACTGGCGGAAACGGGCTTCCGGTGAGCGCTTCACGTTTTCCAGCGGCGCCAGGGTGTTGATAATGCTTTCCGCGATGTGTGCGGCTTTTAAGGTTTTTCCTTTGAGATCGTTGTCTTCCATGGCGATGATATACGGCTCAATCACAATCACCGGCAAGCCGTCGTGATTAATGCGCTCAATCAAATCACGGCGTAGGGTGGATTTGCCGGCACCGCTTTCGCCGACCACCGCCATAAACCCGCCGAAACGTGCGGTTTGGAATAACGCTTCACGCACATAACGCACATCGGGGGAAGAAAACACTTCCTCTGCCGACCGCACTTCGTCGGTGAATGGGTTACTAAATAATGAAAAATGTTTTTTGGTGGCTGGAAATAAAGCCTGTTTTGCGAGTAACATAGTGTCTTCCTCTGTTGTTATTGACTGCTCGTCAAGGTTAGGGGAATCCTCCGCAGGCGTTGCCGCGCCTGCGGAATCTTCCGTTAAAAGCTCAGAAAGTGCGGTAGAAATCCCCAGTGTTTTTAACACCTCGGTCAACCGTGTTTTAAATTGCTCGGTGCCGGTTTTAATCATCAAGCCGTGGTTCACTAAATTGGTGATCACCGCCGGGGAAACTAGCAACAGTCTTGCCAGTTTGCGTTGAGAAATGCCTTTCTCTTCTAAAATTGCTTTAAGTTTCAACATAATGCCGTCCTTTTATGCGTTGACTAAACGCAATGGTTTCGCGGTTGCCGGTAAGTGATCTTGCGCAAGTAATGCTTCCAATTCCTGCTCGCTCATGCCGTTTGGATAACGCTGATTTAGCCATTTCATGGTGTCAGCCGTGTATTCATGGCCGAAACGGGCTTTAAGCCGTTTTGCCACCTCAATCGTGTTGAGAGGAGCAAGCTCAACCCGTTTGGCGTTAGCGGTCAATTCGTGCTCTTTTCCGCGTTTCGGCATGAAATCCACATAATCGTGTTCTTTCACCACTTTGAATGGGTCAATACGACCACCAAATAAAGGCGCTTTGGCTTTCTTGGCGGCTTTCACCTCGTCTTCCGTTTCGGCGTCGTATGCGATGCGCTCTACGGTATCTTTGTTGTACTCAAACACGCTCTTATTGTGCGGTTTGTACTCTTCGCCGATAACCGCCGCGTCCACGCGGAATCCGTGGTCGTCGTATGCCACCGGCTCAACCACCGTCCAGTATTGTTGCCCTTCATCGTCCACTCGTTGCACCTGAATGCAGTCGGGACGGTAAGGGTTTTTACCAATAGTGATTTCTGTGCCCACCATGGCTTCGGTGATGTGGCGTACATCATAGGTTTTGGCGTCAAAGCTCACTGTTAATTCTGAGCTCACTTTGCGGGTGGTGAGTTTGGTCACCATCAATTCGCGGCAAATAGCAAGGCTTGGCGCCATTACTAATTGCTCGGCGGTAATCCCAAGCCAGGCTTGGTAGCGTGTTTTGTTGTGGCGTGTATGTACGGCAGTGCCGTTAAAATACGTCATCCAACGTCCCGCCAGTTGATTCAGCTCGGCCAACCCGCTTACTCGGGTGAAGCGCAAACCGCTCTCAAACTGACGCTCCACAATGTCGTTGCCTTTTTCCACTTGCCCTTTGGCACGTGGTTTACCCGGTGCGTTGACTTGCAATTTAATGCCGAGCTGATTGCACAAATGCGCAAACATGGCGGAGGTATTCGCCGAGCCTGGGTCAAGCATCACCATTTTCGGCACACCACAAAACGGATCTTTTGTATCGCGTTTTTGCATGGCATTAATAAAGCAGTTACATAGATTTTCTGCGCTTTCCCCGCCATACACATACTGCACAAAGATTACCCCGGAGGCATGGTCAGTAATCACATAACGCCACACCCGTTGGTTTTCCACTTTTTTAATGTTGGCCGGCTTGTTTTTATAGAATTCTTTTTCTTCCATAATGTTTAAGCCGTTGCCGCCGTCCGCTTGCTCTTTGAGGTAATACAACACACACAAAGACGGGTCGATTTGCCAACAATGATTCGGGTGTAAACTCTTCATTGCATTCACCGGTGCAGGGCGGGACAGTTGTTCCGGGTGTAGGTTGTAAGCGCGTAACGCGCGGCTAACCGCACTTTCTGAAAGCAACCGTACTTCTCCCGTGCTTTCATCGATGTATTCCGCCTTAATCTCGCCATTGGCGCGTAGCACCTCTAACACGCTTGCTAAGCTCGACATTACTTTATTGTGGACCCCGCGCCGACAAGCCAGCCAGTAAGAGGATATGGTTTGCGCTTCGTCCAGATCTAGCGCCACCGCGCCTTTATCACTGCGTTGTTTGCGCGCTTTTGGGGCGCATAGACTTTTAAGTTCGCGCATTAACGTGGCATGGCTAACATTGAGTAACTCACAGGCTTGCGCATACACCTCACCTTTTTTGCCATGTGGCGCATTGGCGGCTTGTTGCGCAATTTCGAGGAGTTTTTCAGGTAAAATCGCCATAACGTAAATCCTTATTGATTTTCACCATTTTTAATGGCGTTAAATTCCGCGCTGTAGTCTTTGCCTTCAAAACTTTCTCGCGCCCATTCAGGGCGGTTGTCACCGTCCGCCAAGCGTGGCAAATTAAAGGCGGTGCGCAACTCGTTAAGCACTAACTCAATCTCCGCAAGCGTACCCACCATAAATTGTTTATGGTCAATGCCGCTTTCTTGTGTGTGACTATCCAGCGTTTCAAAGGCTTTCCACACTTGCCCGCGCAAAATAGCTTCGGCGTTGTAAACCAATTGCGAGGTTTCTTTGCGCAACAAGCCGCCTTTTTCGTCCGGGCTTAATGTGTTGATGTGGTTTTTCTTTTTCTCCAATTCGATGTCGAGCTGATTAATGCGATCGTTTTTGTTTTTTAACACCTTGCTTTGCGCTTCATAGTTGGCATGGCTTTGTTTTAATTGTCCCTCTAAGATTTGTTTTTCTTGTGCGTGTTTTGCGGTCAATTCTTCGATTTTTTCCAACAATTCTTCTTTGTCGGCACTTTCGGAAAATTCGGCATCCACAATTTCGGCACGGGCATCTTCCGGCAATTTGCGAAGTTTGCGCAGGTCGCGGTAGCCTAAACCAAGGCGTTGAGAGGTTTCGAGGAAGGATTCGCCAAGAGTATTTAAATTAAGTAAGTCTTGATCGATTTTTTCGACACTGAACCCTAAAGCCTCGCAAAATTCTCTAAAAGTCGTAACCGTTACGAGTTTTCCTTGTGGGTTATAAATATCTAACCCCTTGTATTGTTTAGATTGTTTGATTTCATTGATTGCTTTTAAAGTCGTAACGGTTACGAGTTTCTGAGTAAAATCAAACGCTTTAATCATGCCGATAAGTTCGTGTGCTTGCGCTTTATCTTGAGTCATTTGCTTTGCCACAAGGGCTTCAGTTTCTTGTTGTTGTGCTAAAGTGAGATCTGTCATGGTTAGCATCCTTATCTATAAAGTGCAGTATTAATGCGTTGTTTGGCTTCTTCCGCCCGTTGAATATTGAACTCGATTTCCGCCATGTGTTTTGTGGCGATTTGGGCAAACAGTGGTGTGAAGGCAAAATCATTGGTCATCAATTTGTGAATAAACCCTTCTTCAATCAACACGGCTAACGCGCGACTGACATTTGTCGGGCTTTCCCCTGTGGCTTCGGCGATTTCTTTATTGCTCATGCCAAGGTAAGAGCGGTGTTGCATTGCTTTGATAATGCGTAAAACCCGCGCTGCATTATTGCTTTTCTCTTTGTTCATTTTTCACCTCTTTACTTCACAAAACGGGCTGCAACGGCAAGCGGAATGCCGAACTCTTGTGCCAAGTCACGGGCATCACGGTTGCGCCCGTTGTTTTTGATGGCTTGGTTGTCGATGGCTTTTTTTACTTTGCCGGCGCGGTATTGGCTGGCTAAATATTTAATGTAGAGTTTGGTAAGTAGGCGTTTCATTTTGATCTCCTTAGGCGGTAAGGTTGTGTTGCGGTTGTTTTTTCATGCCAAGGGCAACGGCAGCAAGGTGGGCTTCTCCCCATGTGCCCTTGCCTTTGCCCCGTAAAATATCGGTCACGGTTTGTACTTTTAAGCCCATAGCGCGACACCATTCACTCCGGTTAATACCGTGGATGATGAAGTATTGATGGGCGCTTTCTACCGTTTGCGGGTATGGCAGTGGTTTAAGTTGATTTTGCTTTTTCATTGTGTTTCCTTGTGGTAAATTGTGGAATAAGTCATTCATTTCTAAACAGGAGCTAAACATGACGGAAGCTAAAAACATTGAACAACTAGATGTCGAAATTGCGGACTTAAAACAACAAGTAAAGGCGCTGGAAAATATCCTTTTTTTGGCGATCTCTTTGCTCTCAATAAGCGCTGGTGGCTCTCAGCTTTTAATTGACGGGTTAAATGAATTTTGGAATGAGGAAGAATCTCAACAAATACTCGACAAGGTTGAGAAATTGAAGAAACTTCTTGCGATTTTTGAACAGAGTCGCCAGCAAGCACTTTCTTCACTTCGTGGCGATGTTCACAAATAATTTGTAGAAACTTTTGTTCAAATTCAGTAAGCATAATTACGTTCCTTTTTTTTGTGGGTTGAATGGGTTCGTTTTATGTTGTTGTGGCTAATTATGTTATCTTAAAAGATAACTGTCAATAATTTTTTAAGATAATTTGAGGTTTTTATGTCTATTGGGCAACGATTAAAAGAAGAGCGTGAACGTATCGGGTTAAGTCAAGAACAATTGGGGGTTGTTGGCGGGGTAAAAAAACTGGCTCAATTTAGATATGAGAATGGAGATACATACCCGAATGCTCAGTATTTAACAGAAGTAGTGAAAATCGGAATCGATGTTAATTATGTTCTTTTCGGTGTGCGCTCAAACTCTGAATTAACGTTGGAAGAACAACAACTACTGGAAACATTTCGTGCGGCACCGCCTGTTATGCGCCAATTTATGCTTGGCGGGGCTGGTGCAGGCATGAAAATTGAAGGAAAAGGGAATAAACAACACAAGCAGGACACCGCCGGCACCATGGAAATTAAAGGCGATAACAATGTGCAAATTGCAGGGAGAGCCCGAAAGAGATAGATTCTAATTAGCTAACGACAAGGAGGAAAAAGCTATGAAGATGAAAATAACGGGGAATGGAAATACTCAGGTTTATCTTAAGCAACTCACGGTAATAGATAAAATCTTTGAGGCCATTGGGCAACAAGAAGTAAATGAGATAAATCTATCTGAATATTCGGAAAAACAACTTATTCGTGCGAGGCGAAAGTTAACCCGGGAACGGCTGAAAATATTGCTCGTTGCAATGACCCAGCGTGATATTACGCGGTTATTTATCGGATACATCATTTTTATGATATGCCTTCAGTTGTCCGGCAGCACATTTTCTTTGACTGATAGCAGTGCCATTTGGTTTTTTATTAGTGTCACTGCTATCTTTTTACTTTTTATCTTTTGGCTTAATTTTCTGAGCGCTAAGGTTAAGCTGGACACCAAGGCAATAGATATTCTATTTGCTCAAAACTGGCAACGGAAAGAGCTTATAAATGCCGAGTTACAGCGCCGTATGCATATCACATTCCTGCAAAAGTGCGGCATAAAAGACAATATTTTGGAATACATCGACAAAGAATAAATAAGAAACTAATAAAATAACCGGAGGAAACATGAAAAATCTAGAAAATATCATCATTGAAGAAATGGAAAAACACCATCCAAATCCTGTATCGGACGCCGAATTTTGGCAAAAACTTGAAGAAACCTACAGCGAGTTTGAATTAAATAATGTGGTGATGGGCTTGTATAAGCGCGGCGTAATTGGGTTTATGCCGTACCATAAAAAAGGCTCACCGACAGAACCACCGGCAAGCCCTTATAAAATCGTTTATCGCGCGATGACGCTTCGGAAACGCTAAATCATTCCTCTTCTTGCCCGGTAATTTGCGCAAAAAGTTCTTCTTGCTGGGCAAACACACCTTGCAGCATCACATCAACGCCAACCAATCTGCCGGCATTCCAGAAATGAAGAAATGAGGCAGAATCCCAATAAACGCTTTCAGGTGTAGCGACGATCCATTCCGCTTCAATTTCGCATTCTGCGATTTCCTCGGCGCTGGTCACATAAATAAACTCGCCGTCAATAGGCTGTTCTTTGGCTTTTGCAGCGTAACCATAACGGTTACTGCTTTGATGCAAAGGAATCAGAAAAGCGTCGCCATAGTCTTCGGTGGTCACCAAACAATAGCCCGTCGGCGTAATGACAACCTTAACGATGTTGATTGATTTAAGTTTCATTGTTTTTCCTTGTTTTAGGGTGTTTGGTAAGGGCGGCAGGTCGTAAGGCTTGCCGCGCGGGGTTAAATGCGCAAAAGGTTGATACATTACATTGTCAGATCCTTTTTCTGTGGTTTTTCGGTGTGCCTAGTTTGCCTGTCCGTGCATCAAAAATATTCTAAACGCGTCCAAAATACGCGCACTTCATAAATAGCTAAGCTAAAAACTCCAAACCACCCCATTTATCAAAACTAAGGAGTTTTTATGAAAGGTTTTTTAAACGCATTAAAGCACGGTCGCCTATTATCTTGGGTCATTTCCGCCCTGTGTCTGCTGGCGCTCATCGGTTTTATCTCACCCGCGCAGTTGCCTGTAGTGTTGTATAAATTGGCCCTAGTGTCTATTGCATCCATTATCGGTTACCACCTCGACCGCGCCTTGTTTCCGTATTCCAGCCCCGGCAGTTATTTGCGTGAACGCTGGAATAAACCCGAATCCAAGCTCGCCTTGCGCCCTGAAAATCAGCCGGAATATCCGATTTGCGACGGCTATTTGAACGTCTTTGCCATGGTGATATTACGCCGTGCGCTCATTGTTGGTGCGGTTATTTTGGGCGTGACATTAGGACTATAACTATGCGCGTTGTTCATCGCACCAATAAGTGCTTCAAATATTGCTGTTATGCCTTTGTGGCGCTGTTGCTATCCTCGCTTTTATGCGTGCCGTTAGCCTTCAGCGCGCCGAATCAGGCAGCGCAATACCAACGCACCTTAACCCGCGAAAGCTATGCCGTTTGGGGCTTAAATGCCCCAATCCCGGTGTTTGCCGCCCAAATCCATCAAGAATCGCAGTGGAAAACGACCGCACTTTCGCCCGTCGGTGCGCAAGGCTTGGCGCAGTTTATGCCAAAAACCGCTGATTGGATTTCGGCGTTGTATCCCGAACTTGCCGATAATCAGCCTTATAACCCCGACTGGGCGTTGCGCGCGTTAGTGCGTTATAACCGTTACAACTATGAACAGATTAATGCGCGTACCGAATGCGACCGTATGGCCTTTATGTTATCGGCATATAACGGGGGCTTGGGTTGGGTGCAACGTGATAAACGCAAAGCCAAGGCGCAAGGGCTTGACCCGCTGACCTACTGGCAAAGCGTGGAACTTGTCAACAGCGGGCGCAGCCGTGCGAATTTTGCCGAAAATCGGGGCTATCCACAGCGTATTATCTACCGCTGGCAACCGCTTTATATCAACTGGGGGATTCCGCAATGCTTATAAAAGGTTTAACCGCACTTTTTAAAACCGACATCGGCAGAGCCATTTTAAACGCCGTGCTGATTACGCTGTTTACTATTTGGAGTTGCTATCAAGCCTATGAACGCGGTGTTGCCGACACAAAAGCCGCCTACGAACAAGTGGAAAAAACGGAAATTAAGGGACAGTTAGACCGTCTTGGGCGTGACATTATGGCTGCAACTATCGTCAGCCAAGCCACTATTGCCAAACTAGCCGATTACCAAACCGAAGGAGACCGAACTACCTATGAACTACAGCAAACCCTTACGAAAAACGGGCATAGCCGTCGCGATTGCCGCTATCCTGCTGACAGCCTGCACAAACTCGCCGAAGCCCGCGCCCGCGCAGCCAAAACCGCTACCGTCGGCATTAGCGGTACCGTGCCGAGCCCTGCCACCGCTCCCGCAAAATCACAGTGACGCGGTCTTGGTGGCGCTAAAGGAAATGTATGACCTTTACGGCATTTGTGCCGGGTTGCACGTGGATTTAATTAATTATGTGCAAAAGGGGGAGGAAAAATGACGGAAGTCAGCACATGGCAGGTGATCACCTTTTTTGTGAGCCTAGTCATTACCATCATCGGTATGTTGATTGGGTTTGGGAAAATTTTACTTGCTCAATTTGAATCCAAGCTCAACGAGAAATTTAAATTTACCGAAACCCAATATCAACAGCTCCACCAAGACATCAAAGAGGCGCGCAGACTCTCGGAGGCGGCCAATAACATCGTCATGGAACTAAAGATAAAAATGCCGGAGGACTATCAGCGACGCGAGGACGCTATCCGGAGCGAATCGGTAAACTCGGCGCGCTACGACGCCATTAATGAAAAGTTAGATAAGGTTATTTTAATGTATGGAAGAAGCTAACATGATCCAATTTGAAAAAAATAAACGCGAACACGTGCGCTGGTTGATTTTGTTGACGCTCGACCATGCACGGCCTATTGGAGCGCCGGAAAGCCTGATTTTAACCACTATCCAAAGCGTGCCAATGCAACTTACCGCCCTAGAATTACGCCGCGAAATGGATTATTTAGCCGGACGCAAATTGATTGAGTTACGCGGACGCGATACCGCCCGCTGGCACGGCAAATTGACCTCAGAAGGCATTGATTTTGTCGAGTACACTAGCGAATCTATCAACGGCATTGCCCGCCCTGAAAAATACTGGTAAGGAGTCGCCATGCCGAAACGCTCAACCGTCAAACAACTGCCGCAAACCGTTAAAGATTGGCTGGACGCCGCCCTTGTTGAAAATAACTTTAGCGATTACAGCGCACTGGAAGAAGCCCTAAAAGCCCGAGGTTATGACATCTCACGCAGTGCGGTGCACCGCTACGGGCAAGCGTTGGAACGCCGTTTGGCGTCTGTGAAAGCCAGTACCGAAGCGGCGAAAATCATCTCAGATAACATCAGCAACGACAAAGGCACGCAAAGCGACGCCATTTTGGAAATGATCCAAAGTGAAGTTTTTCATGCTTTGATGAATCTCGAAGAAATCAAGGAAGAAGACGACCCGATGAAGCGCCTTGCCGCCTTGTCCTTTGTAGGGAAAAACATCAGTCCGCTGATTGGCGCCAGTATCAATCTTAAAAAATACCAAGCCGAAATCAAAGCCCGCGCAGAAGCCGCCGCTAAGGAAGTGGACACGTTGGTGAAAAAAGGTGGCTTGAGTGCCGATACGGCAGACCAAATCCGTCAGCAAATTTTAGGGATCACCGCATAATGGAAAACCTCACCGAAACCGCCCGCACGCCCGCCGTGTTGTTACCATATCAGCAAAAATGGTGCGCTGATACCACCGCCGTGAAAGTTTGCGAGAAGTCACGGCGTATCGGTCTATCTTGGGGCGAAGCCGCCGACACCGCACTTTTGGCGGCGTCTCAGCAAGGCATGGACTCTTGGTACATCGGCTACAACAAGGAGATGGCGCTGGAGTTTATCCGCGACTGCGGTAACTGGGCGAAAGCCTACGGATTGGCGGCGGGTGAAATAGAGGAAACCGAAGAAATCTTTAAGGAAGGCGACGAAGAAAAAGCGATTTTAGCCTACATCATCCGCTTTGCCAGTGGTTGGCGTATCACCGCGCTATCCTCCCGCCCCTCTAACTTACGGGGTAAACAAGGGCGCGTCATTATCGACGAAGCCGCGTTCCACGAGGATTTGGCAGAGCTTATGAAGGCGGCAATGGCGCTTTTGATGTGGGGCGGTCAGGTGCATATCATCAGCACCCACAATGGTGTGGATAATCCGTTTAATGAGCTAATAAGCGATGTTAAAGCGGGCAAAAAGCCCTACAGTCTGCACACTATCCCATTCAACGAAGCTATCCAAGACGGGCTTTATCGCCGCATTTGCCTGCGCTTGGGGCGCGAATGGACGCAAGATGCCGAGGATGCTTGGGTGGCTGAAATCCGTGCCTCTTATGGCGACGCGGCGTCCGAAGAATTGGATTGTATCCCGCGCAACTCAGGCGGCGCATGGCTCACCCGCGCACTCATTGAAAGCCGCATGAGCAAAGATACCCCGCTCATCCGCTTAACCAAAAACGACGAATTTAGCCTAATTGACGAGCCGGTGCGCTATGCGGAAATTGAGGACTGGTGCGAAGAAAACCTGCTCCCGGTGTTGCAAGCCTTACCGAACGGACAACGCAGCTACATCGGCGAAGACTTTGCACGGAGCGGTGACTTGTCGGTGATTTGCGTAGGGCAGGAACAGCCCGATTTGACCTTGAAAGAAGTGCTGGTGCTGGAAATGTCCAAAGTGCCATTTAAGCAACAGGAACAAATTTACTATTACATCGGCGACCGCCTACCGCGCTTATCCAAAGCAACCAATGATGGACGCGGAAACGGGCAGTTTTTATCTGAGGCGGCATTTGACCGTTACGGACAAGTGGTCGAATCGGTAATGTTAAGCGAGTCATGGTACGCCCAACATGCGCCACCATTTAAAGCCGCGCTCGAAGACGGCACCTTTCACGGCATCCCGCGCCACGCGGATATGCTCGACGATTTACGCGCCTTTCAGGTTGTTAAAGGCACACCGCGAATCCCCGACAAACGCACCACGGGCGCCAGCGGCACGCAACGCCACGGTGATGCTGGCATAGCCAAACTCTTGCTCTATTACGCCTATCGCACCGACGAGGGCTTTGAAATTGACTTTAAAGCAGGTAAACGGCGCGATACGGCGGATTTATTCGGCACAAGTGCGGGATTTTCCGCGCATGGATTTGGTACGGTGCGCGGACATAATAATTTTAGAGGATATTAATTATGGGCATTAAAGATTGGTTTAAAAGTAAAAACAAAAAACCGGAAACCAACCGCGCTATCGCAAGCACCGGCGACGGGCAGGACATCACCAAAGCCTACATGGGCGAGCTGGCACAGCCCGAAGATGGCGTGCTCCGCGGGCGCGGCAAAGGCGACCTGTCGCTTTACGAAAAGGTTTTAAGCGATGAGGAAGTCAAACGTACTTTTACCCAACGCCAAGACGCGCTGGTCTCCCGCGAATGGACGGTAGAACCGGCAAGCGATGAACCGCAAGATGTGGAAGCGGCGGATTTTATCCGTAACTGGGTCGCAGAAATCGGTTTTGATCGCATTACCAAACTCATGCACTACGGCATTTTTTACGGCTACGCCGTAGCGGAACTGGTGTATCGCGTCAATGATGACGGCAAATATGTGGCCGATGTGAAAGTGCGCAATCGTCGCCGCTTTCGCTTCACGCCTAAAGGCGAATTACGCCTGCTCACCCGCGCCAATCAAACCACGGGTATCGAGTGCCCGGCACCGTATTTTTGGAGTTTTTGTACCGGTGCCGACCACGACGACGAGCCGTACGGTATTGGCCTTGCGCACTGGTTGTATTGGTTGAGCTTTTTTAAACGTAACGGCGTCAAGTTTTGGCTGATCTTTTTGGAGAAATTTGGCATGCCGACCGTACTAGGTCGCTACGGCAAAAACGCCAGCGAAGCCGACCAGAAACGCTTATTGGAAGCAGTCGAATCTATCCAATCCGACAGCGGCATTGTCATGCCGCTTGATATGCCCATTGAACTATTAAGCCAAGGTCGCACCGGCAACGGCTCCTATAAAGAGCTATTTGATACCATGAACGAAGGGATCCAACGTGTCGTCTTGGGGCAAACCTCCTCGTCAGGCGGTACCGCAGGGCGTTTGGGTAATGACGACTTGCAAGAAAAAGTGTTGGAATCCATCATCAAGGCAGACTCTGATGTCATCTGCGAATCCTTTAACCGCGGCCCGGTGACCTGGCTAACTGAAATGAATTTTGCTAATGCTCGCCCACCACGCGTGTTTAGAGTGTTTGATGAGGCGGAAGATTTAAAAGAAAAAGCTAATCGTGACAAGATTATATTTGAAACTACCGGCTATCGTCCGACTTTGGGGCAAATCCAAGCGTCTTACGGTGGCGAATGGGAAAAGGCAGAATCCCCGAATAATGATGACCCGGCACCAAAAGAACCTGCTAAGAAAACGGCAGATTTTGCGGGCAAAACGGAAAAAGACATCCCGGGTCACATGGTTGATCAGCTCGACAATAATCTTGCACCGGTGATTGATAACTGGGTGAGCCAAGTGCGGGCGTTAGCTGAGCGCGCGGAATCTTTAGAGCAACTGCGCGATGAGCTGTTAACCTTGATGCCGAATATGAGCCTGGAGCAATACACGGCCGCTATGGCGCTAGCACTCAACGCGGCGAATTTAAGCGGGCGCGAAGCGGCGGCAAGCGAGGCAAGTAATGAATAAAGCAACTTACGGGAGCGTGCCGTTTAACGAGCAAATTGAGTTCTATAAGCGCAAAATCCCGACACCTACCGCCACATGGACGGACATTTACAACGCCGAGCATGATTACGCGGCAGTGGTTGCGGGAGCAAACCGCCGTGAAATCATTGAAGATTTTGCCAATGCTATCCAGGACTTTATCGCTAACGGCAAAACCCTGGAAGACTTTCGCAAGGATTTTGACAATATCGTTGCCAAATACGGGTGGGACTATCACGGTGGGCGCAACTGGCGCAGCCGAGTAATCTACGAAACCAACCTGCGCTCAAGCTATCAGGCGGGCAGGTACGCTCAACTGCAAGAGCTTAAAGATGTGATGCCCTATTGGGAGTACGTCCACAGTGACGCCGTCAGCCACCCGCGCATTGAGCATATGCACTGGGATGGGTTGATTTTGCGCCACGATGATCCGTGGTGGCAAACGCATTTCCCCATTAACGCTTGGGGCTGTCAATGCACCGTGATTGGGCGTAGTCAAGCCTACATGGACCGCAACGGACTTAAAGTGGATAAGGCACCAAAAATTGAGTGGGAGGAGCGCATTGTTGGTGCCCGTGGATTGAATCCGCGTATTGTTAAAGTGCCGAAAGGTATCGACCCCGGCTTTGAGCATATTCCCGGCGCGTCACGCTTAACCAGCCAAACCCCGCCGCCGTTAGACGACGGCGGACAACCGCGCCGTGTAGCATTTTATCCGCACCGTAGCGATACCCCAATTCCAATGCCGACACCGCGTAAAGTGTCATCGAATCTATTGTTACCTGAAGGCAAGGAAGATGGGTTTTATATCAACGCATTTTTATCTGAGTTTGGCGCCACCGCAGAAAAACCCGCGATATTTAAAGACGTGCTGGGTGAAAGCCTTGTAATTAGTGATGCCCTGTTTACCTCGCGCAGCGGTCACTCAAAACTTAAAAAACGCGGTCGTGAAGTGTATTTGAAGATTTTGGCATTAGCGTTGAAAACGCCTGACGAAATCTGGACGCGTGCCGAGTATCATCACCACTTGAATTTAACCACCGTACGCCGTCGCTATATTGCTCGTTTTGAGTTAGACGACAGTGGGCACAATGTGCCGGCATTGGCGGTGTTTGATGTGGGCAGTGACGGTTGGGATGGCGTGACCATATTTGCGCCGGAAAAGGACGAGTATTTAGAGCAGGTGCGAACCGGTGTGATGTTGTATTACCGGGACGACGAAGACTAAAAAACTCACCCGCCGCCACAAGTGAGTCTCGCCGGGTGTGGGATTGGAGGTCCTGGCGGGGACTGCCCACCCGATGCGCTAAAATCAATATAGGACAAAATATGACCGCAGTCAACATTGAACTAGATATTTCGGAGCTTAGCCGCGTGATTGATAAGGCCTTGGCGAGATTAAATCGTCCTAAGCTGATGTTTGCCGAAATGGGCGAAGAACTGTTGGCAATCCATTTCGCCCGGTTTGTTGCGCAGAAAGCCCCGGACGGCACGCCTTGGGTGCCGTTGCAGGACTGGTATCGCGACACCAAGAAGAAAAACGCCGACAAAATTTTAACCCTTGACGGGCATTTAAGTGGTACACTGCGCTACCAAGCAGATGATTCCGGCGTGGTGTTTGGCTCCGACCGCCCTTATGCGGCAATCCACCAATTCGGCGGAACGATCACCGCAAAAAATGCCAAAGCGTTAAATGTGCACGGACGCCGGGTGAAAAGCGTAACGATTCCGGCGCGCCCATGGCTCGGGTTATCCGCCGCCGACGAGCAACGATTACTTGATATTGCCCGAAAACATCTAAAAAACGATTTTAACGCGTAAAACGCGCGTACAGGCGTTTTAAATGAAAAAACGATAAACTATACCTCGAATTCGTTTTAGCGTGTTTATAAACGTTTATAAACACACTAGAAACGATAATCCCCCTCTAAATAATCCTGCATTTGCAAAATTACCCCGTTTAATAATTCCAAACGCGGAAAAAATACAAATTTCCGTCGCCTCGGCATACTGTGGCCATAAAACACACATCCGAGGTTATTTATCTGTGAAACTCACCAAAATGGAAATTATGCGCGTCGGCACCCATACCGCAATGGACGGTCGCGAAATTAGCTTTTCGCAAGCTGATTTAAATGATTTAAGTGCACAATACGATCCAAAACTTTTCGAATCTCCGATTGTTATCGGTCACCCCAATCTCACCGCCCCGGCTTACGGCTGGGTGAAACAGACCAGTGTGGAGGACGGCATACTTTACGCCCACGTGGGACAAGTTGACGCAGCCTTCGCCGAGGCGGTGAATGCCGGACGTTACAAAAAACGTAGTGCATCCATTTTTCTGCCGGAAACCCCCGGCAACCCTAAACCCGGTCATCATTATTTACGTCATGTGGGCTTTTTGGGCGCAGTGCCGCCCGCTGTTAAAGGCTTGGCAGACGTGAACTTTGCGCAAAGCGAAGGCGGCGACAATGCGTTTGCCGACTTTGCCTTTGACGAATCCGACTCTGCTAACCCATCAACACAGGAGAAAACCATGACAGAAGCAGAACAAAAAGCCGCGATTGAAGCCGCCGCCGCAAAATTGGCAGCCGATGAAGTGGCGAAAAAAGAAGCCGACTTTGCCGCTCGTGAAGCCGCCATTGCTGAACGTGAAGACAAAGTAAAAGCCGCTGAGAATGAAAAGGCCAAAGCGGAAGCGGAAAGACAGAAAAAAGAAGCCACTGATTTTGCCGATAGCTTAGTGAAAGCGGGCAAAGTATTGCCGGCACATAAAGCGGGCTTGGTTGAAGTGATGGTGCAATTAGGCAACGCGCCGGTGTCATTTTCTGACGGCAATCAAACCGTCTCTAAATCGTCGATTGACGTATTAAAAGACGTGCTCAACGCTAAACCGGTGGATTTTTCAGAAAAATCCGGTGAGCCGGGCGAAAAAGACAAAGACGCGGTGGACTTTGCCGACGGTGCGTCTATCGCCAAAGCGGCGACCGCATATCAAGCGGAACAAGCGAAAGCAGGCGTTGAAATCACAATGACCGATGCCGTTAATCACATCATGAAAGGAGCGCAAAAATGAGCAACACCCCTGAATTAATCATTGCTTATGTCACCGAAGGCAAAATCGAAGGTTATCGCATTGTTGCTTTCGGTGAAGAAAAAGACGGTGCAAAACAAGCCACTGCCGTCACCGACAAACTGATCGGCATTTCTACCCGCGTGCCGAAAGACCCGGGCGAACATGTGGATGTAGTGCGCAGCGGTTTGTATCCGGTGATGTACGGCGCGGAAATCAAACGCGGCGACGCATTAACTACCGACGCACAGGGTCGCGCCGTGAAAGCCACTGCAAAACAAGCCTACATCGGCTTCGCCGAAGAAGATGGCGCGGAAGGTGATTTAGGCTCCCTGTTCATCGCCCCGGGTTTTGCCGCCGAATAACCCGTTCACCAAAATTAAGCGAAAACTGTAATTAATTTTCACCTATTGAAAAAGGATTAAAAATGAGTAAAGCAAATTTTCCGGTCAATCCGGTTTTAACTGCCATTGCGATTGCTTACCGCAACCGCCGCATGATTGCCGACGAAGTGTTACCTCGCACCGATGTGGGCAAACAAGAATTTAAATATCTGCAACATGATTTAGCCGAAGGTTTCACCGTGCCTAAAACCATTGTCGGCCGCACCTCGCGCCCGAATCAAGTGGAATTTAGCGCCACCGAATTAACCGCCTCTACCGAAGACCACGCGTTAGACGCACCAGTGCCGGTAGTTGACGCGAAAAATGCGCCGGCAAATTACGACCCGGACGGTCGCGCCGTAGAGCAAACCATCAACTTGATTGAATTGGCACGCGAAATCCGCACCGCAGGCTTGGTGTTTAACGAAAAATCCTATGTCAATGGCAACGTCAAAACCCTATCCGGTAACGACCAATGGACCCATGACGATGCAGACCCTATCCATCAGTTATTAGAAGCATTAGATACGCCGATTATGCGCCCGAATATCATGATTCTGGGACAAAAAGCGGCAACCGCATTGCGTACCAACAAAAAAATCATCAAAGCGTACAACGGTACGTTGGGCGATTCCGGCTTGGTGCCGTTAGAGTTTTTGCGAGAGTTGTTTGAGCTCGACCAAATTTTGGTTGGTCAGACGCTGGTTAATACCATGAATCAAGCGAAAAAGCCGGTATTGGCGAACGCTTGGGGCGGTCACTGCTCGTTGATTTATCGTGATGTATTAGCCGACACCCAACACGGCACTACCTTTGGCTTGACCGCCCAATTTGGTACCCGCGAAGTGCGCACCATCTTTGACAACGACATCGGCTACCGTGGCGGCAATCGTCACCGCGTTGGCGAGTCCGTCAAGGAGTTGATCACCGCGAAGGATTTAGGCTTTTTCTTAAAAAACGTTATCGCGTAAGGTCGCCGCATGTATATCACACTGCAACAACTCTACGAAAAGCCGGGCATTATGGAGCTCTCTCAAGTCACAGCGCAGGTTGGGCAACCGCCTGCTGACTGGCGAATCTGGGGCAAAATTTTGGACGGTGAAGACATCGCTAACTTTTCACCCGCTGATGTTGAGCGGGTGAATCAAGCGATTAAACGTATCGAAGAGGTGATTGAGGATTCGAGTGCGTTAATCGACGGCTATTTGCGCCAACGCGGCTATAAGCTGCCGTTTAAGCAAACGCCGCGCATTTTAACCACGTGGGCGCGCAGTCTGGTCCGTTACTACCTGCACCAGCACTTGCCGGCAAAAGAAGCGGATAACCCGATTGTGCGCGACTACCGCGATACGCTCAAATTGTTGCAGTTGGTTGCGGAAGGTAAGTTTTCACTTGGCTTTGAGGACGAGCTCGTGCCCGCCTCCGGCTACCCGAAATTTACCAAACGTGACCGAGTGTTTACCGCTGAAACCCTGAAGGATTACTAATGCAATACGGACCGTTTGACATTAAACATGTTATTGAGCAGCTAAAGCCGCTCCAGCCGGACTACATCCACACGTTGGGATCTACCGCCGAATATCGCTCTATCAGTGATGTGAGTTTGGCGGGCTTGGCAACGCCTGCGGTGTTTGTCGTGCCAAACGGTGAGGTGGGAACGCTCAATGATGTGGCGATACGTCAAATGGTCACCGTCAGTTTTTCGGTTATCGTGATTGTGCAGTCGTATCAGTACAACGTTGAAACGCCGCATTTGAGCGTAAGTAATCCGGTTATTGGCAAAATCCGCGAGCAGTTAATGGGGTGGCGTCCACCGGTGCCGGGAGCAAAAGAAACCTTTTTTGTCCGTGGTGACATTGTGGATTACACCAACTCTTATCTCGTTTGGATGGAGACCTACCAAACCAAAATCATCATAGGAAGAAACCGATGAAACAAATCAAATTAAACCAACCGCATGTCCACGCCGGTATTAGCTATGCCGCAGGTGATGTGATTGAGGTAACAGACGCTGACGCGGCATATCTCATCCGTCATCAAATAGGCGTAAGCGGAAAAAGTGCGGTAACAAAATCGGATGAAGCCGATAAGCCAACTGAGCAAGTAGCCTCGGAACAGTCCGCGCAATCCGAACAACAGCTCGGCGCCAACGCCGAAATCCCACCGTCCGCCGACGGTGAAACCGAAAATCAAAATCAAGGAGAACAATAATGGCACACGTTGAAACGTATTCTTACGGGCAAGGCAAGCTCTATCTTGCCGTGCGTGACGCGATGGGCAATATCGGCGCGCAACGCTGGGTGGGTGATGTATCCGAGCTATCTATCTCATTAACCGTAGAAAGTTTCGAACACAGCGAATCCTATTCCGGCACCCGCCAAAAAGTGCGCAAAATTATCACTAGTAGAACAGGCGAAGTATCGGCTAAATTCCACGAATTTAGCGCAGCAAATCTTGCCTTGTTATTGTTGGGCGAAGAAGTAACTGTTTCTGCCGGTAGTGTCACGGGCGAAAATTTGCCGGCAGTGATTAAAGCCGGTGACCGCATTACATTAGCGCATCAAGATGTGAGCGAAGTAAAAATCGGCTCATTGGTTGAAGGTACGGATTACACCGTAGATCCGATTTTTGGTGCAGTCGAATTTCTGAAAGATATTTCTGCAAATACCGACACAGCAGCTTATAAATACGGCGAAGTCCAAATCATTGCTATGCTCACCACCAATCCGAAAGATCTGTTTTTGCGCTATGAGGGCATTAACTTAGCCGAAAATAATGAGTGGAATGTGGTTGAGTTATACAAAATCAACTTTACCCCGACCGAAGCCTTAAGCCTCATCAATAATGAAAACTCATTAGATGCGCTAAATACCAAAGCCACGGTGCTCGCCGATACCACCAAAGTAGGCGATGTAACGCTTGGTCGTTTTGGCCGCGTGATTAAAATCCGCAAATAAACCATTCCCCCGGGGTGATGCCCGGGGAACTTTCCTAAAAATAAATTAAGGCGCAATTATGTCCGATCAAACCGAAAACAAAGAACTCCAAATCCTCTTTCCGACCGCTGAACTCACTATCGGCGGGGAAAAAATTGAAGTCAAAGAATACACGCTAAAACAACAATTACAGCACAACGCCAAATTTGTGCCGTTTATTGCATCACTGCGCAAAACCTTAGGTCAATCCCAGGACGATTTTAATCTTGATGAGCTCATGGAGTGCTTAAGCGCAAATTATCAGGATGTGGTTGGGTTGGTTGCGCTATCTATCGGTAAACCCGCCGAATTTGTTGAGAACCTCAACGCCCGCGATGGCGAAGACTTATTAATGGCATGGTGGTGCGTAAACAGTGATTTTTTTACCCGCAAAGCCATTGCGCCGATAATCGAAAAAATGACAAAAGACAATCTGCAGCAATTGGCTGGGGCGAAATCATAGAGCTGTTAGTCGCTAACGGGCATCACTTTGCCGAACTCGGGGATTACACCGCGCGGCAGTTGCTACTCTTTTACGAAAAAGCCCTGGTGCGTAAGCGCCGGGAGCGCGCCGACAGAACGATTGATGTGTCGTTTGGGGTGAATGGTGGTAAGGAAGTGCAAGGCTATATAGACGAATTGACCGCATCATAAAGTGCGGTCAATTTTTAGAGCTTGGAGCCGATAACAATGCCGAGCATAGCGGCAAGCGGGGCGCGAAAGAAAGCGCCGATAACAAAAATCAATGCGTAAAACGCCGTCCCCCAGAACAATACTTGTCCGAATGTGACAGCCCCGAACAACATAAACAGCAAGCCGATTTCATACGGCAATAACACGATAGCCCAACCAATTAAGCTTGCATTAATCTCTTTATCTGACATTGTAGGACCCCCATGGCTGATAATTTAACTCTCGCGCTCAAAATCAAAGCCGATCTCGAAAACGCGCTGACCAATTTTAAGGCGTTTGAAAACGAATTGCAACGCAATAAAAAAGCCGCAGACGGGCTCGGCACCGCCGCCAAGAAAGGTGCCGTGGGCATTGACGAACTCGGTAAGAAAGCCGACCAAACCACCGCAAAACTTGGCAAAACCCGCGCGGGCATTGAATCTATCAGCACCCAGTTGGCGCGTTTAAAAACCCAGGCTATCGGCTTTACCTTGGGTAATCTTGCTGTTACCAATCTCACCCAAACTATCGACCAGTACAACAACTACGCGGCGCGTATTAATCTGATTTCAAAATCCAACGCCGAAGCTAAGGGTACTTTTAGCGAGCTTATGCAAATCGCTAACGATGCCGGCGTGGTATTTGGTGCCACCGCCGAACTCTACACCCGACTTTATCGGGCGATGGGCAATAAAGCCAACAGTGCGGAGTTGTTGCAGTTTACAAAAACCATCCAACAAATGACCGCAATCTCCGGCGCAGGCGCCGAAGAAGCCAAAGCCGCTATTATCCAGTTATCCCAAGGTTTAGCCTCCGGGGCGTTACGCGGCGAAGAATTTAATTCTGTCGCCGAACAAATGCCAATCCTGCTCGAAGTGTTGCAAAAATCCCTCGGCAAGACCCGAGGCGAACTTCGCAAAATGTCGGAAGAGGGAGAGCTCACTCCGCAATTAATTATTGGAGCGACAAAAGAAGTTACGGAGGAGGTTCAGCGTCAATTTGAACAACTACCGCTCACTATCGGGCGTGCGGCAAATCAATTGGCAAATAGCTGGCTTGACTTTATCGGCAACACCGACAAAACCCTCTCCGCCTCCAAACTGGTCGCGGGCGCAATTTCTACTGTCGCTGATAATCTCGATTTACTCGCGGCGGCAGTGATTATTGCCGGCACCGCTTACACCGTACACTTGATTGCGCCACTTGCGAAAAAATCGGCGGCATGGGCGGCGAGTACGTTTGCCATCGGCGCCAATACCGTAGCAATTAATGCTAACTCTAGCGCCCAGGTGCGCGCGGCACAGGCAACCATCATAGCCATGCGGGCAATTGACGGTGAGAGTGTATCTGTTGTGCGCTTATCCCAAGCTTATGGCACGCTTGCCGCTGCTAAAGCACGCGCCGCGGCATCCAATATCGGCGCAAGCCTCCTCGGCGGTGGTTGGGTCGGCGTCGCACTGACGGCGGCGGTCGGACTGTACGCCGCCTATGAATATCTGAAATCAAAAGAAGAAGAGCTCGAGGCGCAATATCAACAAACTAAAAACGCCGTTGAATCCAACATCGACAAAACCGAAGCGCTCATTGAGGCGCGCACTAAACTCGGCGAAATCGGCGGGTTTAGCGACCGTGTGAGCCAAGTCGAAACAAACAACAAGACGCTGGATGAAGCTAAAGCAAAACTCGAAGATCTCATCAAAGCGCGCGACAAATTGCAAGAGCAAGTACTGACGGACAGTGTCGGCGGCTTTTTGAATATTGAGAAACTCGAAGAAGCAAACGCACGCGTCAAAGAGATGGAAGAAAGTGTCCGCAAGTTACAAGATGGCACGGACGCACTAGCAAAATTAAACCGGGAACAGCTAACCGCCGCATTTAACTCTGTGATTGAAGCAGGTGGCGAGCTCGCCGAAAAACTCAAAGCCATCGGCGACCCATCCGCTCCGGAAGCCATGGAACTGCTCGAAAAGGTGATTAAAGACGCCGAGGGACAGATGACCTCCATGGGCGGCGAGCTGGATAAAATTGAAAGCAAAATCCGTCAAGAGCTCACCAATTCGACGATGACCGCGTCCGAACAGCTCGAAGCTATGAAAGCCAAGTTTTTAGAGCTTGGAAGAACTGCCGGAGCGTCCGCCGGCATGATGGACGGCTTTATCAGTCGAATCAACACCATCATTGACCTGCAAAATCAGCTAGATTTCGCAAAACAGGCAAAGGAAGGCGATAAGTTTATTGAAAGCCTACAACGCCGATTGACCACTAAAACCAAAGGCACGGCGGCGGGACTTAAGGAAGAAGCCAGAAGCAAAGGTTTAACTGGCGACCGGCTCACGCAAGCGGACGCCCTCGCCGACCAAATCGAAGCGGCGGAAAAAGCTAAGAAATCCGCCCGGTCATCAAAAACCAAATACGATGCGATGGACAAAAACCTTGCGCTTAACGTGCAGTATTTGCGCTTAACAGGGCAAGAGGTTAAAGCTAACTTAACCGACATTGAGGGCCGTTATAACAAGCTATTAGCGGAGTTTCAAAAGCACTCCAATGTTGACGGGATTAATCTGATTAAAAAAATCTTGCCGTTGGAGCAAGCAAAAGCCCAGGTTGACGGCGTGCAAAACGAGATTAATCGCTTGTATCAAAATCAAAGCACCCAAGAGCAACGCATACAAGCGCAGGTGCAAGTTGGCTTAATTAGCCACCTTGAGGGGCAACAACAATTGAAGTCCCTATACACCGAAACTGTGGCCGAACTTGAAAAACAAATCCCGGTGTTGGAAAAGCTCGCCCAAATGCCGGGCGCGCAAGGTGAAGCGGCGAAAAACTCTCTAGAGGGCATGAAAATCAAGATTGCCGAGCTTAAAAACGCGGGTAACGACCTTGAAAAGACCTTTAAAGAGGGTTTAACCGAGGGGCTACAATCGTCCATTGTGGGCTTAGCAAAAGGCACAATGACACTGCGTGAAGCGGTGTTAAATCTCGCCAATACCATCATAAACGCAATGATTAATATTGCCGCGCAACAGCTCGCTATGCAGGCGGCAAGCGCGACAAGCGGTTGGTGGGGTGCGATTGCTAGTGCATTTTCCAGCGGCACCGTTGCCGCCGCAACAGGTGGTTATATCCGTGGTCCCGGTACAAGTACATCGGATTCCATTCCGGCTCGCCTATCCAATGGTGAATTTGTGGTTAAGGCAGATTCTGTGTCGCACTATGGTGTTGGCTTTATGCACGCCATCAACCGCCGACAACTACGCTCATTTTCGCAAGGCGGACCGGTATCTGTCCCGCCTGTGCCAAGCTACAGCGAGCCCGGGTTAAGTGATTCTTTGCGCGATGGCCGCACGGGTGCGCAGGTTGTAGCCTCTCCGGTCAACATCCAACAGACACTCGCTGTTGACAGCGCGGAGTTGTTTACCGCGGGGATTAAAACCAACGAGGGCAAAAAAGCAGTAATCACCATGCTCCGCGCCAACAAACAAACAGTAAAAGATATTTTAAATTAAGAGGTTATAACATGGCATACAAAACCGGCACCGCACAAAACGAGCGCGATTTGCTTGACATACTCAATAAGTTTTTAACCACCGACCCGACGTTGGTTGCCAATGGGCAGGCATGGACGGTGCTACTTGACAAAACCGTTGGAAAAACAGCAACGGAAGTGGAAAAACGGAAAATCGTTTGGAAATCAACCGGAACCGGAGTTGAGCAAGATATTTATGTGATGTGCGAATCCGTCAACAGTATCTCGCAAGACATTTACAACCTCAACTTTTTTGGCGGTACATTTTTTAACAGCGAATTAGTCAAGGGCGATAACGTACAAGCAGGGATTATCAATATCTCGCCGGGAGTGGTGTTATTTGCTGACGCTCGCCCGATTGACTATTACATGGTCGCCGATGGACGTTGCTTTAAGGTGGTGACACGTATCTCTAATGTGTGCTCAAGTGCCTATTGTGGCTTTATTCTGCCAACCGTACCGCCGACAGAATATCCCTATCCGCTTTGCATTGCCGGCACGGCGCCGACAAAGACACCGATTAGCAGTAGTAATAGTCCGATTTTGTTGCGTTACTCCAATACCGAGTCTTACAACTCATCTATTGTAGATCCACTTAGCGGCAACTGCTGGCTGTTTACACCAGACCAAAGCTGGCGCGATTTCGGTGGTTCTAATTACAGTAGATATAGCAATGATTCACAATTTCAAGCGCTTTATCCTATGGCAATTTCGCAAAAACACTCATCCAGAGCGTGGAATGTACTTAAAGCGGTGACTGCGTCACCCGGCGGACATTACCCGCTTTATCCCGTAGAGTTTATGGGGCTGGCTGATGGCAGTCAGGGCATTAACCGTTGGGGCTCGTATGATGGCGTTTATTGGGTCCCGGGCGTGCAACGCGCGGTGGGAGATGAGGTAACATTGCCAAATGGCAACAAAGGCGTGGTGTGTAACGGCGCGTTTCGCACCACAACAACCGATTATTTTGTTTTAGAGCTTGGAGCGTAATATGGCGTATCAAACAGGCACCGCGACTAACGTCACAGATTTACTAAGTAAGCTCGCCGAGTTTGCGGTTAACCTTAACTGGACTATCCAAAAAAATAGCACAAATGTGCTTTATTTAAGCAACGCAGATGGCTATTGGGCACTTGAGTTTAAAGACGATATGTTGTTTGTAATTGCCAGCACCGGCGTTGATAAAAATCGCGACTGCTTCAACCAGCCGGGGGCGTCATGCAATAACTCTTACCTCAAAACAAAAACCCGCACGTCCCATTTGCAAAACGGTAAATTTGTCAGTTATGACTTTTTCGGCACGGCGCAATACTTGCATGTGTGTGTGCAGTATCAAGCGGAGCGGTTCCGCCATTTTGGGTTTGGCACGCTCAACAAAGAGGGGCAATATACCGGCGGACAATACGTTTTTGGGACAACAGTTAATAATAGTACTTATAACCGTCCTCGTTTAAATGACTACCATACTTTCGGCATGTCTTCCGGGGATAATTCTTACGGGCCGGCTGTTCGCGCTGATAAGATTGGCGGGGATACCCGGGCGCCTTGGTATTTTTGTGCAGATTCGCGTTATGAGTACGCTTTGCCATCATCTGAGACCGGCTGTTATATGCTTACAAATGGACGTGCTGATGATCGCGAGCATAATCCGGACCGGATGTTATTAACCCATAGTCAAAGCAAATTCGGACAGCTAGCAATGCCGGTGCCTAATGCGGTGATCGCACAATGTAAAGATAACTTATTTCGCCGTCTCGGTACCGTCCCGGATCGCTATGAGTGCAAAATTGTCGGCATCGTGCCGCGCCAGAAATTACAAATTAACGGCGAGACTTGGATGTTTGTGCCGAGTGCGCAATATCAAACCGCCGCCACATCGATTGCGGCGGAAGGAAGCGAAAACTCCGGCGAATACGGCGTGGCATACCGTATTATTGAGTAATCCATATGGCTAAGATTAACGGATATAAGATTTCTAGCGGCGCCACCGTACAAATTAAAGATACCGGTTATCTTGACGGATTGGTTACGTATCGCGGCGCAAATTCCCGACTTGTTGCACAAAATGCAATAGCCAACGGGCAGATTCACGCACGCAATATAAAAAATCAGACGTTGGGTGCGCAGGCGTATGTTATCCCTAACTATTACTCTGATCTTTACAAGCGCATTATTGTCATCCCGCACACCGTCAATCTTGGCTCTATATCAACCGACCAGACTTTTAAAGTGCAAGTCTGGAATGCCAACAAAAGTGCGGTAAAACTGTTATCTGTTTCCGTGGTTGGCGGTGAGGGCATAGAGCTTGTCGGCCCAACATCCGGCACATTTAACGCGCTAGCCCTTAAAAAATGGACGGTTAAAGTCGGCATGCAAGGCGCGCCAGTGATTGATTGCGTCGTTACGTTTAACTTTTTAGGCAAAAGTCCTGTCACCTTACGCATTACCGGCTCGCGCTCAACCGACTGGTCGTTTATGCCTGACTGGTCGGAAGACGTGACCGAAAATTTAGAGTGGCTTACCCGCGTGCATCAATCCGTGACAGCCGCAGAACAACGCATTGCACGCCGCTTGAGTCCGCGCCGAACCTTTGAGTTTAAAGTGAGTTTTTCAGAGGTTGAACGCCAGCTATTTGAATCCGCCCTTTACGGCTACGGCTCGCGCGTGTGGTCACTGCCGATTTTTACCGACTGTGCAAGACTGTTACAGCTTGTGCAACAAGGTTCGGTGGAGTTACCTATTAACACGGTGGGCTATGATTTTTCTGTTGGCGGGCGCGCAATTTTGATGACCGGAAGCAATAAGGAGATGGTTGAGATCACTGCGCTGGAGCCCAATAAAATCACGGTTAAACGCCCTATTGTCGGCAATTACGATCAGTCCTTTACAGCCATTTATCCGTTGCGTTCTGCGGTGCTTACGGATATGCCGCAAGTGCGCCGTTTAAGCGACAACGTCTCAACCGCACAAATCCGCTTACAACTGCACGAGCATAATGCGTGGAGTAGTGATGTGAGCCATTTGCCGACCTATCGCAATCACCCGGTGTTGGAGCCGACATCCGAATGGTCGGAAGACATCACCGCGCAATATGCACGTCTGATTAAGACGCTGGATAACGAGACGGGCTTACCGTACTACTTAGATACGGCCAACAAGGCGATGCAAATCACCGCCCACCGCTTTGTGGCAAGCGGACGGGAAGAACAACGCAAGCTCCGCAATCTGTTTTACCACTTGCGCGGCCGTCAACGTGCGATTTGGGTGGCAACCTCAAGCACAGATGTGACGCCTGTGGGCGATATTGTCGGCAAAACCTTAGATATTGCCTACATCAACTATACCGGCGCACTGCAAAAGCAAACAGGACGCCAAGACGTGCGCATTGAGTGCACCGGCGGGCGGATTTTTTATCGTCGTATTGTGTCATCCGCAGTGATTAACTCTGCAACAGAGCGGCTCGCATTTGACGGTGACACTATCAATATCAAGCAAAGAGATATTCTCAAAATTTCATATTTGACGCTTTCCCGGCTTGAGAGTGACACCGTAAGCTGGGTGCATCACACTGACGCAGACGGGGCGGCAACCGTCACAGTGAGCTTCCGCGGCTTGCGCGACGAGCTGGAGCCGTAAAAACATCCACAAAAACGACCGCACTTTAAAAGTGGTTTAAAGGATATTTAAAGATGAGTTATTTAAGCAAAACACATTCTGTCGCCGAGGGTCGCCCGATTGATTTATATCAATTTGTGCGCGGTGAAAACGAGAAAATCTGGCGCTTTTGTAATGCGGACAAGGATTTAGAGATTAACGGCGAGAAATGGCTGGCGTCCGCTATCAGTGATGCCCGTGACGGCGGAGGTGATGGCAATGTGACACTTCGCATGCCGAGCAACAACCCCGTGGCGCGCCTGTATCGAGGGCTTCCGCCGAGTCAAACTGTTAAGCTCACTATTATGCGCTTGCATGAGGACGATAACGAGATCCGTATTGTGTGGATTGGCACGATTACGGAGGCAAGCCGCCCGGATATACATACCACCAATCTTACCTCTGCGGCACTGTCTGACACCATGGATAGCGCAGGATTGCGCCTGACTTGGGGGCGTAACTGCCCTTATACACTGTATGACGTGGATTGCAAAGTTAAGCCAGGCAACTTTGTTTTAGCGGGGCTCACCATAAGCGCGATGGACGGTGTGTCTATCACTGTTGATTTACCGCAAAATCTGCCTCAGGGTTGGTTTAATGCGGGGTTTATTGAGTGGGTGGACGATGGCGTGCGCGAGGTGCGCGCGGTGACTGTTCATCAAAATAATAAGCTCACGCTCATGGGCGGCACCCAAAAGCTGTCTATCGGCACAATCATTAAGGTGTATCCGGGGTGTGATGGGCGCGCGCAAACATGCCTTAATAAGTTTCGCAACATGCTTAATTTTGGCGGTGTGCCACACATGCCGACCAAGTCGCCGTATGACGGTTCACGAGTGTTTTAGGAGTATTAATCATGTATGAGTCAATTGCATGGGCAATCGTCAAAATCGTCGCTTGGGCGGTTGCCAGTTATTACATTAATCAAGCGCTTAACAATAGACGCGGCAATAATAACGGCCCCGAAGCGGTCTCCTCTAAAGACTGGAATTTTCCGCAAATTGACGAGGGCACGCCGCAGTGCGTGTTTTTTGGCGATTGTTGGACTGAGGACTGGCAAGTGTTGGCGTATGGTAACTACCGTACCACCGAAATCAAAAAAGGATAAGTTATGGATAGCATTACTATCACAATGCAAGACATGCGCCGGGTAGATTTCTGCGCGGCGGGCGTGGAGGCGTTTTTTGTGCGCGAGGGATTGGACTATGCCGATTTTTTAGCGCACGGGATTGATTCCGAGGTGCTTTTAAACACGGGCAGTGTATTTGCCCGCAAATGTATTAATGCCGCCATTGCGGCGCGTCAGGGGGATAAATAATGGGTGGCAAACGTAAGGGCGGTGAGGTCACGGTTGGTTACCGTTATTACTGGGATATTCAATCTGGCCTTGGACGCGGGCCGGTGGACGAGATTGTCGAACTCCGCGTGGATGATAAGACGGCGTATGTTGGCAAGCCTGGTGAGCTTACGCGCTCGCAAGCGATTTATGTTGACAAGCCCAACTTATTTGGCGGCGATAATACCGGTGGTGAGGGAGGGATTCAGGGGCGCATGGAGATACTCATGGGGGAGCCCGACCAAAAACCAACACAAATGCTGATTAATTTGCTCAAGGGTGTACTTAACCCGGCACTTCATCCGCCTAAAGGCCCCGTGGTTTTTGGGCGCCGCAAAGGGCAAAAGCCACCTCAACTGTCTTTTTTTACGCCTGGTGATGTGACTGCCGGTAAGTTGGAGCCAAACGACCAAATCCCTGGCTTCCGCGGCGTTGTTACGACAGTGTTTAGCGGATTAATCAGTTGCTATAACGCCTACCCCAAAAAGCATAGTTACCGCGTGCGCCGAACAAACAAAGGCTGGCACGGCGGCGTGGTGTGGTACCCCGAAAAAGCTAAAATCTTGTTACGCAACGATAATCTTAAAATATCCGGATTAACCTCGGAACAAGAACAGAATGTACGCCAAATCCACGCGATGAATCCGGCACATATCTTGGTTGAGTGCGCCACGAATAAGAGTTGGGGCGGTAAAAAAGACCTCACCGATTTGGATTTAGATAGCTACAAAAAAGCCGCCGATACGCTTTATGCCGAGGGCTTTGGCTTGTGTATCCGCTACAACCGCCAAACCTCCATCAAGGAGTTTATCCAGCAGATTGTTGACCACATCGGTGCGGCGCAATATGACAACATCGAAACAGGTAAACAGGCAATTAAACTGATTCGCCATGATTACAAGGTCGAGGATTTACCGCTGTTTACATACGATAACGGGATTCTTTCTGTGCTCGATGACGACAGTGCGGCAACAGATAAGCAAGCCAATCAAATCATCGTCAAATACCGTGAGCCGGTGACAAACCGCGACGACCAAGCCATTGCTAACAATATCGCCGCAGTGCAAATGCACGGCGTAATTAGTAAGACGGTTGAGTACAAGGGGATTCCAACCTTTGATTTGGCGGCGCGTGTGGCTCAACGTGATTTAGAGATGATTGCCAGTGGTTTAACGCGACTTAAAATCACATTTGATATGCGCGGCAGTGAGTTACGCCCGGGCGATGTTATCCGGGTCAATCTGCCGGAGCGTGACATTGTGGACGTAGTCTTCCGCGTGGGCGAGCTAAAAAATGGCAATGAGGGCGAGATTGTGGCTACCTGTCTGCAAGATGTGTTTGGACTGCCGTCAGCCAACTACTCCACCCAAAAGGGCGAGTCGCTTTATATTCCGCCCGATTACACCGCCAAACCAATTACCACCGCGCGGTTATTTGAGGTGCCTTATCATGTGTTACCGCTTGTGTTATCTGACGCAGAGCGTGCATATATTAAGCCGACCGATTGTTTTGTGTGGAGCTTAGCCGCACAACCGACCGCACTTTCCGTCGGTTATGACATGTTAGTGGATGTGGGCGCAGACTTCGCAAAAACCGCGACAGGGTCATTTACGCCGTATGTGGAGATTGTCGGTGATGTTACGCCATATCAGACTAGCATTAAGTTTAAGCTAGAGGGAGAGTATTCAGCCCTCTCGGGTGCTGAGGCACTCATTGTGGGCGATGAGATTATCAAGATTGATGCTGTGGATTTTGATAGCGGCACAATGACCGTGGGGCGCGGTTGTGCGGATACTATCCCGCAAGCACACAAAGCAGGCGCCTTGGCTTGGTGTTATCTGATATCTGCCGGGATGGATGAGACTAAATACGCACCCGGCGAAAAAGTAAGGATTAAATTACTCACTCGGACTGCACAACAAACGCTTGATGAGACTAAGACTGAGGCGCTTATACTTACCACCCGTCAACGTCAAGCCCGCCCTTATCCGCCGGGTAAAGTGCAAATTGATGGTGGCTACGGCAATACCATTAATGACAAATCCGCATTTAAGCTCACTTGGGCACACCGTGACCGTGATGTGCAGGCGGATAAGTTGATTCCGCATACGGACGATAGCACCGTTTTGGGCAAGGATGTCAGCTACAAAGTAGATTTACTGGACGGTAACACCGTGGTGCGGTCTATTGATACCACCGCAACCGAGTTTGTTTACCCGGACGCCAAAAAGGTAGATGGCGAGCAATTTAGCCAAATAGCGCTTTATAGCGTTAAAGATGGCTTGCAAAGCATGCATCGTTATCTGTTCCGCGTTGGCGGTGCAATGACATTGCTTCGCTCATTTGATTATCAGGCGCGTTGGACGTCGGGCGATAACGTTTTTAATCGCTACAATGATGGCTATTTTGGTGGGCTGGGTTATTTAATGTTAAGCGCTAGCTCGCCAAATTACGATATTTACAATGATTACACCGTGCCGGCGGGGCAATACGCCCGCTTTGTGCTGGATTATAAGATTTTGACCTATAACCGCCGCAGTGGCAAATGCAAGGTAATTGTGCAACTGCTCAACGGCACAAACGTGGTGCAATCATACGAGTCCGAGTTGATGGGCGACTGGCCAACAAACGATTGGCATCCGCAACAAGTATCCGGAGCGCTACCGCCGGAGGTGACAACCATTAGATTTAAGATTGTGGCTCAACCTGGCATTAGTACTAACGCGCTGACATTTAGAGATATTACCATCAGGGTTGGGCAGGAGTAGCTTTCAAACATTTTAAAAAATGACCGCACTTTAATATGAATTAATAATCAACAACCCCAAAATTGTGCGTTGGTGAGTTTGGGTAAAAATTAGTGGTTAATGATAGGTGTTTAATTTCAGATTTGATGTAGCGTTACCGATTAAAATTGTAAACATCACGTTTTTTTGTAACTTCGTTTCAGTATGTGTAAAAATATTTTATCTGATTTATTGCGCTGATTAGAGATAAATTATCGCGCGCGGCATCAACTTTGGTCTCGCGGCTTCGCCTGCCGGGATAACAGCCTATACTCCGTATGTTTTAGCGCTTGGATTTATGACCTGTATTTATATTGGGGTAAGCAATAAATCAAAAATCTAACCGACATCATCCATGAAAAAACCGCCCTTAGTTAACGGGCGGTTTTGTTGTTATTGAATGATGGAAAGTGCGGTCAAAAAATCCAATGGATTTTAAACGTTGGTTTTGCCTACAACCCCGTTAAGGGTAAGCAAGTGTGTCGGCACACTTGCAAGTTATTTTCCAAACGTTTTTTAAATCGACAGCACTTTGCGTTAACCGTAATACCGATGGAAATAATCGCCTCGGTTAACTGCTCGAGGTTTAATGCCGTTAAAGATTACACCATTAACGGTCACGCCTGTATTAATAAAGCGTTGGCGGGAAACCTCAATTTCTTTTTGGCTGGTTTGTTCAAAGCGGGCAACTAATAATACCGTTCCAACATGACGCCCGATGACGGCAGCATCCGTCACAGCCAAGACAGGTGGGGCGGAAACGATTACCAAGTCGTAATTAGCAGAAGCCCACTCCAATAACTGTGTAAAACGCGGAGATGCCAATAACTCTGATGGGGATTGAGACATGGCGCCACGAGTAATGGCGTATAAATTTTCAGCAGCGATTTGAACAGTTTGATCAATCGCTGTACCTTGCGCCAACAAGTCGCTCAAGCCATTTTGATTGCTGACACCTAACGCGTCGTGCAAATAACCTCGGCGCAAATCTGCGTCAATTAATAGCACTTTCTTGCCGGTTTGGGCGCTTAAGTTGGCCAGGTTAGCCGCGATAAAACTTTTTCCTGCGCCAGTGCCAATGCTAGAGAACATGACACGGTTGTTTTTAGCCTGCGTTAATAAATGCTGTACGTCAGTACGTAATCCTCGCAATGCTTCGGCAGATAAATCATCCGGGAAGCGTGAAGAAAGTAAGTTTGGAATCTGTAATTCTTTAGCTTTTTTCGCTGCCTTACCACGCGATAAGGCTATTTGTTTATGGGCATAAGGCACGGTGGCATAAACCGGTACACCGATTTCATCAATTTCATCGGTAGTTTTGATACCTTTATGTAATAAGAATCTAACACTAACAATAGCACCACCAACCATGCTACCTAAAATAATAGCAAACACCAAAACCAACAATTTGCGTGGAGCAATAGGATCTGGCATCACTTGCGCTTTATCCAAAATGCGTACATTACTCACTGCGCCGGCACGAATAACATCAAGTTCTTGAATTTTATTTTGAAGCTGGACATAGATTTCTTGGTCGGACTGGAAATCACGAGTCAAGCGTACCACTTCCTTTTGGGTTTCCGGCAAGGATTCCATTTCCTTGGCTAAGCACGCTTTCTCTTTTTGCAAGACTTTTCGTTGTTCAAGTAATGCCATGTAGGTTGGGTGACCTTTTTTCCTTAAACGTCACGCCAAGAATACCCACTTTGGCTTTCGCCACATCAATATGATTATTAATCATTAACTTAATAGTGGTTTGTGCCACATAGCTTGCCATGTCATCATTAATCCGACGACCGGCTAAAATGACTTGTGGGTTATACCCCACTTCCTCCGCCTTGTGAGTCAGGTAGTAAGGATCGACGCCAATACAGTGTCCTCCTACCAGGCCCGGACGGAATGGCAAGAAATTCCACTTACTGCCCGCAGCTTCTAAAACATCTAACGTATCAATGCCAATACGTTCAAAAATAATGGAGAGTTCGTTGATTAATGCGATATTTAAGTCGCGTTGAGTATTTTCGATAACCTTCGCTGCTTCAGCCACTTTAATGCTGGAGGCTTTGTGTGTACCCGCCGTAATGATGCTGGCATAAACCGCATCCACTATATCTGCTATTTCCGGTGTACTGCCGCTGGTAATTTTTTTAATGGTGGTTAATGTATTGACTTTGTTACCCGGATTAATCCGCTCAGGGCTATAACCGGCAAAGAAATCTTGGTTAAATCTCAAACCGGAAACTTCTTCTAAAATCGGCACGCAAACCTCTTCCGTAGCCCCCGGATAAACAGTAGATTCATAAACGACAATATCACCTTTCTTCAAGACTTGACCGACAGTATTACTGGCTTTTTGAAGCGGCGTTAAATCAGGACGATTCACATCATCAATAGGCGTTGGAACAGTCACAATAAAAAAGTTACATTGTTTTAATTGTGCTAAATCTGCGGTATAAGAAAGATGGTTTGCGGCTTGTAAATCTTCAGAAGAAACCTCTAAAGTGCGGTCTTTTCCAGAAGATAATTCATCTACTCGCTCTTGATTAATATCAAATCCAACAGTAGGTATTTTTTTTCCGAACTCTACGGCTAACAGTAGTCCTACATAGCCCAGCCCAATTACACCGATTTTATAACTTTTAAGATCCATAAATGACATCTCTTGAATTTAACCTAATGATTAAACTTTAAAAATAGCTTGGAATTTAATCACATTTAAATGAGCCAATAATATTCACTAATCACAGCTTCACATACCCCAATCTGACTAATAAACCCCCGTGCAAGTTCCCCCATAAATAAACTGGTTGAACCAGTCAACAAACAAACACAACAAATAAAAAACAGCCTTATAAATTAAATATATAAAAATAAAGATTGCGTCATAACTATTTGATTTTAATATAAAATTAATTTAAATAACAAGGTTAATATATAAAAATAATCACAC